GAGTGCCTCCCGTCCTTGCGGACTCCTAGATTAAAAATCTAGGCACGGCAAGTTGGATAATCACCAACCCAACGTGTAAACGCGTACAACTCTAGCTTTCTTCGTAGAGCCTCTAACATTATAAACGGATTCACCTTTGGATCCTACCATCGCCATATAAAATGGCAGAAGGTAGTCACCAGGGAGTAGTCCGTGAATAACGCGGCGAGGCGATTGAATAATAGTAGAGAAGCACCCTCCAGCGTAACCATGACTCTTACGGAACACCTTCTCAGGTCTCCAATCTCTATCAATCAGATGTCCATCGCCAAAACCGTCAGGCCCAAAACTCCGGGCGTGAACAGGTATTGATGACAGGACCTCCTGAAAGAGAGAAGGAAACATGAGATCAAGATGATTCCTAATTAAGAAGTTATGGAACGCGAAGAGGTCAGCCCTAGACCAGTTGCTCTTTTGGTAATAGGGTCGAACGTTTTGCCCCAAGAAATAGTCACCACCGCAGCTTTCACGAAAGGGACCCGAGAAATATGATTTACTCATATTAATCTCAAATCCGCATTTAGTAAAAACTTCGCGGAGCCGGAATATAACCTCCTTTGGCAATATAATATCATCGCCATAGACGGATATATCAGGGGTGACACCTTCATAGACACACACAGCATAGGAGAGTGCATAAAAGATCAACGATTCTAATTCGAAAGTGAATCCGTTTCTCATTGAGGAAAACTTCTCTAATTCGAGATAAGTATCAGAGAACTTATCATACACGCGCCCAGTACGGTAGGATGACAAAAAATCATACCAATCGTACGGCAGCAATTGCATCACAAGCTGCTTAGCTATGTTGTCAGAAGCGCTAGAAAGATCAATGGTTGCAAGACCATCGTTTATAGACGCTGAATGTGCTCTACGGCGATTAGTACGTTTTCCAACGTGCTGATCGTATAGATTAACACCAACGTTCAATAAACGCTCTTTCATAAACGAACCTATACCTTTTTGAATAAAGGTATTTAGTGATGGTTCGACTATAATTGAGCGATCAGTCAAAGCGTTCTTGGCCACAAACATTAGTTCACCAGGGACAACGTCAACCGGGACGATCCATGAGTCTTGCGACTCAGAATCGGCCCAGAAGGCCGCGACCAAAGGAACTTCGCTAAGTACGTTTGAAACGACACCTAGCATGTCTGCGGAACACGCAGGCCTACTAGACAACTTCCAACGAGGGGTTGTAAAACCTCTCACATCGAAGTTTGCACCAGGGCCAAAAGAGAAATTTAGATTTTCCAAAGACGGAACAGAACCGAGAACGTCACTGATTTTCCGCTGGGCTATATACAAAATAGACTCAACGCTGCTTTCGCAGAGTGATGCACCTCGGAACTTTCTATTAATGGATCTACAGTTCTCTTCGCTTTTAATGAATTTCTCATGAGCAACAGCTGTGCGATCTATGTCAAGAGGTAATTCCAGATTCTTTTTAAAGAAACCAAGAATTTGCCGTCTTGCAATAATATCACACACACTGTCATCAGCAGAATATTCAATGTCATAGTTAGCCAAGAATGAGAAGTCTTGAGCGTCCACTCTATCAACAAGTGGTCGGCAAGTTTCCGAATCTTGAGCGAGACTATGACAAAAGCGACGCGTAAGCGCCTGGCTGATAGCATTACTGTAAGCCTTAAAATGAGTTTTCACTTTTACCTCCATGAGGATAAAGATAATGCGATTACGGGATGGTGACTACCAAGCACTGTTCAGTTCATCGACAACGTCGATAATCTGAGCATTAGCTAAAAGGTTAATCAGCATAACCCGAAGGTCTTTCCGTTCTTGCTTCGTGCCTTTGGAAGGCAGAAGGAAGTCCAGTTTGGCCATCGCATATCGAGCGATCTCATTCGCAGGGACAGTAACGCCGTCGCCACCCTGGGGACAATTCAACGTGATGGACACACGACTAACACCAGTCGGACTTAGAGACCTCTTCGTGTTTACGATTATACGAGGCTGCAAATACTTATAAGCTTTTGCAGCATCGGAATCGACCCACTCAGGGGGCTGGTCAGTGACAGGATTGAAAGTGTGTGTGACAGGCGTTGAAGCACCGTCAGCAATTGCAATAGCAGCCATTACAGCCATGATAATACTCCTTGATATCTATACCTTTATTAGAGAGTATAGGGGAAGTGTTAAAATACAAAAAGTCAAGTAGCTCGATGTTGAAACAGCAGAGCCAGGGAATCAATCGCATGCCTCCAAGAAAGAATCTTAATCGGATCTTTCACAGAAGGATATGGGACTGAAGAACCGGTCTTTGCACCTCTGGAAACGCTGATATCTTTAACAGTATACGGTCCGCCTTTCAGCGGATACCAAAACAAGGGGTCAATGTAGGTAGAACTAACATTGGCATACTTGTAATCCGTATAATATAAAGACCCACGACCAATAATGTCCTGCAGGAAGGAACGAGCTTTCAAAAAGTTTCCAATGGGCAAAGCCCAGTCGGCTACAAATGAAAACGGTAGTTTCTCCCAAAGAACTTCATCGGGGTGGGTGAGTCCAAGAGAAGTTAAAATAGAAAAATCTTCTTTTAACTTAACGCGGTACTCTTTCAGCCGGAAAGCCTTGCCTTTTGGGCCAGGTTTTCCGTTATATCCAAGTACCTTTCCAGGTAACTTGGTCGAAGCACGGAAATGAAGAACCATAGGCCGGTTAAAAGTAGCGAATGCAGCTTCGCCCGCATCATA